TTAAATTTATGAGAGGTAAATGGTGGGCGATATTTGCGCTACTAACTGCGGGCGGGATTGTTTTGAATAATGTAGATGGGATACTTAATGCCCTATAACAATAGTGTATGAAACGTTTTTCTTAAAATGTTTTATGACACTATGTTAGAAATATTAAAACACAATGAAATGAAAAGACTAAGATATAATTATCCATCAAACCAGATAGTTACTGGTAATATCGGTGACAAGGATCGTATTATTATAGCTAATATTCGCCCCTTCGATACTGATGAAAAAATTTATTTGATAGCCACTAAAATGGCCGCTTGTCTTAAACTTGAAACTTTAGTAATTGAACTATGCGAAGAAATGGCAAAAGAAGGCTTATCGGGTTCGCCTGTAAAACAAAAAGCTGAGGAATTTATTCGTAGATTGAATTTAATTTCATAACTTGCAATAAAAAAATGGGAGTTTACGGATTTCAAAAAGGGCATCAATGGGCGTGCAAACGCACAGCCGAAGAATGGTTGAGTATCTTCGAGGAAATGCGCGAGTATTTAGAAGATCAGAAAAATGAGATTTATTCAATTCAAGATGTGTTTACTTATTTCCGAATACCTCACGATGTTTTTTATTCAAAAATAAAAGGCAGTGAGGAAATCGCTTCTATTAAAAACGATATAGTAGCGATGATAATATCCAGAATAAATAAAGGGGCTTTGCTCGGAACATACGCACCATCTCCGGCAATCTTTAGATTGAAGCAATTAGGTGAACGCGATGAGCAGCATATCAATACTACTGCTAATACGAAGCAAGAAATCACCGTGGTTTCAAAAGAAGCACAGAAAGCTATTGGCGAAATGATTAAAAATTTTGAAGATGAAAAAATGGCTCCATAATATAGATTTTGAAATTATAATAGCGGCTTTTGTTATGGGATTAACTACTGTTATTGTCTTGTATTTAGCGACTAAATGGATTATTGAATTATTTAAATGATTACAACACGCGTATTTTCCGACACGTTAGCGGCGTATAATGCAGGGTATCGCATTATCGCAAATAAGGGTGGCACTCGTTCATCAAAAACATTTTCTGAACTTCAATTATTTTATTTAATACAGGCCAATTCAAAAAGGCCTAGGATTTTGTCAACGGTCTCGCATTCGTACCCTCACTTATTTGGGGGCGCAATCCGTGATTTTGAAAATATACTTGAATCTGAAAACGTGGCAATCGAAACGGTTCGCAATGTTTCTCCACGACAATACAAAATCTATAAATCACTACACGAATTTATAGGCTTTGATAAACCCGGAAAGGCTTTGGGAGCCGCGCGGGATATTCTATTTATTAACGAGGCTAACAAATTACCGTTTAGCATTGCACACCAATTAATGCAACGGACAACTGAAACGATTTTTCTAGATTGGAACCCCAGCGAAGAATTTTGGTTTGATACAGAGGGCTTTTCAGAGCGTGAAGATTGCATAGTTATTGATTCAACGTTTTATGATAACATACAAAATCTTTCTGCTGGACAACTGGCAGACTTGAAGGCAGCGAAGCAAAAGGCAATAAGCGAAGACTTATCTAGCAAGCGTGGTTATTGGTATAATTGGTGGCAGGTGTACGGGTTAGGACTTAAGGGGCAACTTGAGGGCGTTATCTTTCAGAATTGGATTACTTATAATGAATTACCGGACGTAAAAATGTACCGTTTATTCGTAGTCGATTGGGGTGGCTTCGATCCGACTACATTAACGGAATTGAACTTTGACGGTGATAATAATAAGCTTTACATCAAAGAACACATATATCAACCTCAGATATTAAACTCAAAGCTTATTGAATACATTCAATTGTATTGCGAGAACGTTCCTATAATTTGTGATAGTGCGCGAAAGGATAAGATTTTTGAATTACAAATGGCAGGCATAAACGCGCTCGGTTCAACCAAGGGGGCGGGTTCGATAATTGATGGTATTGAAAGGCTACAGGAATTTAGTATATTTGTACATGAAGATTCAAAGAACGCTATTGATGAGTTTAGTAAATACAAAAGGGTGCAAGATCCGGTAAGTGGAAAGTATTTGGACATACCCGAAGATAAGAATAATCACATAATTGACCCCACGCGATACGGGGCGCGGTTCTATCGCAGAAATATAAAGCCATTATGATACCAATAAAAATAGGTTCAAAAAAATATAGCATTAAACCTATAAGCGAATTGAATACAGCAGAATTTATCGAGCTTTCAAAGATTGAGAACTTAGATTTTGTAAAGTATATCGCTTGGCAGACTAGTGTTGATTTGGATAAAGCTTTCTTCGCTGTTACCAGTAAGTCGGTAGAAAACGCGATTGGTGTTGTGCCAGATGTTTCGAAACTTCCGAAACCAAAAGGTGTTGACTATTCAAAGATTATTCAAACAGTCGGCCAACGTCACCAAATTGAAACGTGTGGACTTGAGGGTTACGAACTTGTGGTATTTATTTTGGCAGTCGCTCAAGCGTGCAGTAATAATATTGATGAGGTTGATGCTTTGCGAGGTGAATATATGAAAGCTCCATTTAATATAATTTTGCCCGCTGGTTTTTTTTTCTTAAAGAATTTGGAACATGGCAGAAAGTTCGGTCTAAGAAATTTCGTGAGCTTACTATGTTCGATAAAGATACCGAACTTAAGAAGGCGGCGGGTGTTGATAGGCTAAATGAATATTCAAATTACCTAGAAATACAGACACTTTGCGAGTTTTTAAATACAGATCATGAAACTATTTTAGAATCAGATGACGCTTTTTGTACAAAAATTTTGTTTTGTAACTTAGAAAAGTCTAATTTTGAAAAAAAGTTCTTGGAACTTAAGTCAAAACAAAAGAAATGAGTTTAATAACAGACATTACAAGTATTATTACTCAACTACTTCCAGACGCTACTCTCGTTTTGTCTTCAAAATTCTCAGCTAATTACACGGCGTACTTCACCGAAACAACCGAACTGCCTTTAATCGTTCTGGATAACGAACTTTCCAAAAATTCAGAAATCAAAAAGAATAACAACGTTTTAAAAGATACAAGGATTCTTATTTCATTCCTTGGTTTGGATAGTACGGATAATACGGATACTCAAAGCGAGGCAATTCGTGCAGCAATGGAAATACACGCCGATAGGGTTGCGGTCAATCTATATCAACTACTCCCAGTACGACCAATTGGAAATCAAAAATATAAATTAACCCCGATGTTTCATGTATTCAGCTCCAATATGACAGGGGTTGCGCTTGAAATGTTCGTGAATTATAATGAGATTGTTAATTTTACACTAGAATAAAATGGCACAACAAGTAGTTAATATTGGGGTTTCTGCGAATGATGGTTCCGGCGATCCGCTTCGGACGGCATTTGACAAACTAAACGATAATGATACAGAACTTTACGCCGATGTAGCTGCTTTACAGGCAGCGACATTAACGGCTGATTCGATAATGAGAACGGCATTAGTCGAAACTTGTAACGGAGCGCCCGCAGAAGTTCATGTATTCAGCGCTCAATTTGTCGGCACTTACGCGCTGGCAATTTTGGATTATGAAGGTATCGGCATTGAGGTGACGGCTCAAGATTTGGATGGATTTACAACCACGTCGCTAAGTGCTGGGAATTTTGGATATATTGCATTAATAGAAGTTTAATCATGGAAAAGAAAATAGAACGTAGATTATGGTTTACATTTATCGTAATCATTATTAGTTTTTTTATCGGAGTGTCCGTATTCGGACAGGCATTAAACCCGACTTATCAAAGTGTCAAGGTAGATTCAATTAGGCAATTGAGTGACACGCTTTGGATTACCGACACTCAGGGGTCAAACGTTTACCTTCGTAGTTCCGGCGATACGATTTATTTCGGTGATGTGTCAGGCGAAAGATATCTTGGTGATATTCCGTTTTCGATTGGTGGTTCAGTGGACACTCTTAATACTAGATTAACCCGTTTTAATACTTCCGTCGCTGTTCCCGCTTATGTCGAAGGGCAATTGTATTGGAATGCTACCGAGGGGACTTTGGCATTACAAACAGCTACTGGAACAAAGTATTTAGGCGATAGTGTCAATTATGCAGTTTATTCAATACATGCTGATTCTGCAGATTATTCAGATAGTGCAGGGTATGCTTTAAACGTTGCTTTAGAGTTTGGAGATGGACTTACAAAATCTATTGGAAATATAGTATCTATTGGTGATTTATCTATGGATAGTGGTTGGAAGTGGTCTATGTTGAGTGGAGATTTTACTGTTGAAGCTAACTCAACAAGTAGGATATGGGAAACGTTTATATATGGAGCTACAGGAGATGAAACTTATATATCCCAGTTAAGTAATGAAATTCAATTATCTCAATATGAGGTTGCGGATAATACTACAATCACTGTGGATTTATATAGCGGTGGAGTAACCATAAAGACCGATAGCTCAACGGTAGAGACATCAATTAGTTTATTAAACGATGTTATGACAGTAGCTTCAAA